TCACGCCTCGTACTGGAAGACCCAACAGCTTTTGGCGCTTCCGGTGATCGCGCTGTTCACGGTCAAGCCGGAGCCGATGAACTTGGGGTGTTCCGATTGACGCAGCGCCTTGCGCATGGCGCTATCGAGCAGCAGCTTAACCCCTGTTTCTGCGAATTTTTCTTGCAGTTCGGGCAGGCTCAATGCGAGCTTTCCCTCGCTACGGGCATGGTTGAACGCGATGCCGTGGGCCTTGAGGATGTCGAGGCCGTTCCACAGGTTCTGCAGGATATCTGGCGCCGCCAACGCATCCTGGCCAAGCTGGTCGAGCGGGGCCGCTTCTATCCCGCGCTGGCGGCACATATCTTCAAGCATGGCATAGATCATGCGGCGCTGACCGGGGTTGCGCGTGTGGATCAGCGTGTTGGACAGCCGCTCGATCTCGCGGTTCATGTCCCGCAGGGCCGCGATCGTGTGCGTGGTTTTTGTCTTCCCGTAAAAGCCCTGCCTGCGCAGACTGGGCAGCACTTCCCCGGTCACCCACCGCCGGAACCGATGGGCGGCAGTGCCGGGTGTGGCGGCGCCCTTTGAGCGCATGATGGCGGCATAGAGGCCGCTCTCATTGATGATTATGGTTTCGCCCTGACGCCCTATGTTTAACATATGGCGTTCGTCATCATCGAGCCGGGCCGCAACCTGGGGCGGATTACTGATCGAGAGGGCGCGGCAGACATCGGCGAGGACGAACCATGGCTCTCCGTTTTGTTCGATGGTGCGGATCGCCTGCTCTTCAAAATCAAATGCGACAATTGGATTGGTGCTCACGCGAATCTCCTCCCCCTATGTTTAGCAGATGCCGTCATCAGCCTGCGCGGCTCGATAGGCATCATGTGCCTTCCGGTAATTGGTCATCCCCCTGCTTTGATCGACCCCGTACAGGGGTAGGATCGGCAGAAAGAGATCTGGCTCACCAAGATCGCAAGCATCATAGCTCTCGTGGTCGGGCTCAAGATCGGCATCGCCATCGATCTGGTCGAGGATGTCGATCAGGGCTTCGATCTGCGCCTCGATGGCTTTGCGATCGGTAGGCATGGGCCCAAGATGGATCGTGCGCGGCAGGAAGGCGGCAGTTGTTTGATGTTTGCCCATCAGCGCGCGCTCCCGTCCATGTTGTGCTCGGCCCAGAGGCGGCGCAGCAACTCTTCGCGGCTGACTGCGGGCTTGCGGGTCTGGACGCGGCAGGCGGGTTCGGCGATAAACGCAACAGACTGACGCATGGGTTCTCTCCATGTGGATGTTTAGGGCGTCTTGGGACTGGTACTCCCTTGACGCCCGAACTTTATGTGCTCATAAAAGGGTTATGTCAACACTTAATGAGCACAAAAAAAGGATGGGCCGCCCCCCCGTGGATAGCGAACCTGTCCGACTTCGCATGGAGAGGGCGGATCTCGACGCTCTCGACCAATGGCGTCAGATCCAGCCAGATGCGCCTCCTAGACCCGAGGCTGCGCGCCGTCTGATAAGGCGAGCCTTGGGCCGGGACGCCGAGTAGAAGATACCATCCCTGCCGAGGATGGTGTCAGCGCGCGCCTGCCGCCACGCGGGTGCCGTCCTGCTTGATCACGCTGCCATCGCTGCACACGTAATCGCGGAACGCGAGCACGGGCAGGCCAGTCCAGTCGTTGAGCCGGAGCATACGCCGCATGATCGGCACGATCTCGGTCTCGAAGAAGGCGTCGCGGGTCTGACTGACATTGCCCAGCCCACCGGCAGCCTGGGGGATCACGCCGATCAGGATCGGCGGGGTGCGGTGCGCAGCCAGCATGTCGTCGCGGCTGATGTTCTTCACCGCCGAAAATTCGTCTTTCGCGGTCACGTCCGCAATCGGCATGATCTGGATGCCGTCCTTCTTCCCCTTGGGGATGTAGACCAGCATGTTCTTGAAGTTGCCCACGCCCTTGGAACTGCCGAGCTGCTCTTCGATGGCGTCGACTGTGGCCTGATCGGCTAGCGGCTCGCTCACATAGAACACGAAGCCAGCATGCGCGCCGTTCAGATAATAGCGGCGGCGGAACAGCGTGGCATTTTCCGAGAGCAGCCCGCTCTGCAGCGCCGACAACCATTCCGGCAGGCCATAGATTTCCTGTGCCACATCCGGCTGTTGCAACTGGAAAATCGTGCCAGGGGCGTAGGCATGCTCTTGCCCGCGCGCGCAATTGGTCCACCAAAACACGTCAGGTTCGATACCGGCGCGCGTGTGGATAGCCGGGCTGTGCGCCAGCGCGGCGATGCGCCCGCCCAGGTTCGGCACGCTCTCGAGATAGGCATTGCCCATCTGCAGGAAATCCAGCGCCCAGCGCTCGAACACGTCGGCCGCCAGCCAGCGCGAAGGCGTCTGTTGCGCCACAAGCAGATTGACCTTCAGGCCGATCGCGCTGCGGTGATAAGGCGAGACGTTGAACGTCTGCGACAGCCGCGCCATGGGCAGCGGCGGCTCGTACCAGCGCCCGTTGTGCCAAATCTCGAAATACTGGGCCAATTCGCGGCGATCGAGCACGCTTTCCGGCTCGCCGAAGCGGAAAACCTTGGCAGGCGCGTGGCTGGCCTGTTCCTCGGGCTGATCGGCCAGGGCCAGGGCGGTCGAGCTGGGTTCGGTCATCATCGGTCCTGTCAGTTGAGGAAGCGCACGCGCCCGGCCGGCGCCTGGATCTCGGCGCCCGCGTCGAGCGGTTCGTTGGAAAGAGCGTGGAGGATGGCCCAGGCGATATCAGCGTGGCCGATCTCGCCGTTGCGCCGCGCGGTATAGGTCACGCCGCGCTGGCTCCCTGTCAGCGTCGGGCGGATCGCCATGAAGGCCTGCATCACGTCGGTCCAACCGGCATCGAATTCGATACGGCCGGCGCGGAAGACGTTCTGGCCCTTGATGACCAGCGCAGTTTTGCTGGCCACCGAATATTCGATCTTGCGCGCCAGCGGGAACCACTTGCTCACCAGTTCCCACACCGCTTGGCCATGCCCTGTGGTGTCGATCGATATGTCGGTGACGTTGTAACGCTTGCAGACCGCCCGGATAGCGTCGGCCTGGCCCGCGAAGTCCAACCCGTTGAGCCGGATCTTCTCGAGCACCCGAAACTTGCCGCCCGGTTTTTCAGGGGGTGCCAGCACGGCTAGCGCCGCATCGTCCCGGCCCTGCTTGTTCGGGTCATAGCCAAGCCAGACCGGCTTTTCCCCGAACGGCCGCCCGCCAAGGATTTCGATCAGCGCGGGCGCGAAATCTCGCCACTTGTAGAAGCTGTCGACGCGCGCCGGGGCGAGGCGCGCATATGGGAACGAGCTTTCGGAGTCGTCGATGTCCTCGCATTCGAACAGATTGCGGAACCGCTCATCCGAATATTCGCGGCGCAGCTCGTCCACGTCGACCAGCTTGCCCAGGCCCTTGGCCACAGCGTCATGGATGGTGACCAACTGCTGCCAGCTACCATCGGGCATGATCGCGCCGTTCCGCAGATTGCGATGCGAGATATCGAACGGCTGCTGGTCGCCTTTGGCGCGCCCGGCGTTCCACTCCTCGCCCGACCAGAAGCCATAGGACTGGTGCGTCTTGGTCGAAGGCGTAGAGAAATAGGTCTTTTTGTAAATCTTGTGCGTGGCCATGCCGCTGGCCACGCCGTTCAACTCGGTGAACCCGTGCACCCAGGCGAATTCGTCAAAGTAGAAGTCGCCGCTCTCGCCTTGGGCGGTCGCGCTGTTGGTGGACAACGGATAGAAGCCCACCGCATCCATCGCGGGCGGCGCCTGCGGCTCGCCGTCCTCGTCCGTCTCTGCCGGAAACGACAGGTCGAGCATGATCGGGTTGCCCTTCAGCTCCACCCCGGTCACGCGCCGCACCCATTTCACGATTTCGCGGCGGAACTTGTTGGCCTGGCGCTGGGAAGCCGAGAGGAATATCTGGTTGCGCGGTGCCGCGTCCTTCTCGCCGTCTAGCGTCGCCAGGATGGCTTCGGCCACTTTGGCGACCGATTCCCGGCTGAAATAGACGGTGGCGCCGATCTGGCGGCTCTTGCGGATCTTGCGCACGCGCTGGTGGCGCTGCTCCCACCACTCGTCCTGGTACTCGAAACACCAGTCGTGGAAATCGTCCAGCAGCGCCTGCCACTGCTCGCGCGACAGGAAATTCTTGCGCTTGTCCGCGCGCTTGGCCTTGGCCTCCTCGTTGTTGCGCTTCTCGATCTTGGGGTTGAGATCGCTTTCGCGCCCTGTCTTGTCGAACTTGCGGATCCGCGCGGCGCGCTCGAGCTGGCGCATCATGAAGTCGGCACGCTTCATGTCGCCTTCGGTGAAGGGCTCCTTGTCGAGCAGCGTGGCGAGGCGTGCCTCGAGCCGGTCCTCGACAACCGCGATCGGCGCATCGTCGTCCCAGGCATCGCGGCTCTTCCACGCGGCAAGCGTTCCATATTTCACGCCCAGCTCGGCCGCGATCTGCGTCAGTTGCCACCCGCGATGATAGAGCGAGCGCGCCTGCCGACGCTGCGCGCGCGCCACCTGCCGGCTGATCGCCGGGACGTCGTCGTCCGCGTCGGGGGGGCTGGTCGGATGCATGGCCACAGCCATGCACCCCGAAACGGCGCCCCTGTCGCCCTGCTGGCTGGGTAGAGGCGCGCTCTACCGCGCGCCCGCGTTGCCGTTGCGGCACGGGGCTGGCTCAAGGGCAACAGCACACGGGTCGCCGCAACAGGCCCGGCCAACAGGACCGCCCAGGAGCACCCGATGAAGACCAAGTCCTTCCTGCTTGCCACCGCCGGCTCGACTGTCGATGGCCGCACCATCGATGACAAGATGATCGAGGAGATGGCTTCGAGCTACAATCCCAAGACCTATGGGGCGCGTGTTAACATCGAACATATCCGGGGGATCAGCGGCGATGGTCCGTTTCGGGCCTATGGCGACGTGCTCGAACTTTCAACGGGTATGGTCGACGTCGATTTCAACGGCAAGATCGAGCAGCGAAAGGCGCTTTATGGCGTCTTCGACGTCACCCCCGACGCCAAGAAACTCAACGAGGCCAGCCAAAAGGTCTATCCCTCGATCGAAATCGAACCCAATTTCGCGGGCAAGGGCTTCGCCTATCTCATGGGCTGCGCGCTCACCGACAGCCCCGCCTCGATCGCAACCCAGCGCCTGCAGTTCAATCGCGCTTTGCCCGGAACCATCACGGTCGCGGCCGAGCAGGCAGCAGCGCTGGAATTCGCCGACGAGACCGTGGGAGAGACCGGTGCCGGCTTCCTGGCTGGCCTGTCCGGCGTCCTCGATCGCTTTGCCGCCATGTTCAGCCCTGCTCCAGCGAAGCAGGACCCAGTTCCTCCCGTCGATCCTGCCCAGGTGCAGACGTTCGATTTCAGCCAGATGCGCCCGTTGTTTGAAGAAATGGGCACTAGCTTCTCCAAGGCCATCACCGATCTGCGCAACGAATTCCGCGCCGATAGCGATGCTTTGGCCGTGAAGCTGCAGCAGCTGGAAGCCACCCAGGAAAAGACCCCGGCGCACGACTATCGCGGGCGCTCTCGCTCCGATGGCGGCGCCACGAACTACGCCGACGTCTTCTAAGCCGTCACCCGCCCGCCCCGCACCCCGTCACCACAGGACCTGAAAAACATGGGTTACCAACTCTCCGATCGCGGCCGCCGGGCGCTCGACGGTCTCTTCACCGCTATCCAGCAGCGCAACGGCGCCACGCGCGGCGTGGGCAAGCAGTTTTCGCTCGAACCGGCATCCGAGCAGCGGCTCGAGGATCTCCAGCGCGAGAACGTCGGCTTCCTGCAGCGCATCAACGTCCCCGGCGTCCGCGATCTCAAGGGCCAGGTGATCGGCCTTGGCACCGCGAACATGGTGGCCTCGCGCCGCAGCCGCCCCAACCTGCCGCGCCAGCCCAAGTATGCCGGCCAGCTGCAAGACCGGAAGTGGGAGCTGCACAACACCCTGTTCGACACCTGGTTGCCCTGGGAGTTGATCGACAACTGGTCGCGTTTCCCCGACTTCGCCACGCGCTATTCGCGCCAAGTTGCCATCTCGGTTGCGCTCTCGCGCATCATGGTGGGTTGGCACGGCACCACGGCGGCCGACGATACTGATGCCGACGAAAATCCCATGGGCGAAGACGTCAACATCGGGTGGCTGCAGAAGCTGCGCCTCGAACGACCCGACCACGTCATGGGCCGCAACACGGTCACGGCCGGTGGCGTCACCACCGCCACTGGCACTGCCAAGCCGATCTACATCGGCAAGGACAGCAACACGGCCGATGGCGACTACAAGAACATCGATGCGCTGGCCTATGACCTGATCGCCGGCATGCCGAGCTGGGCGCGAACCTCGACCGACCACGTCGTGATCGTGTCGCAGGATTTGGTCGACGAGAAGTATTTCCCGATGATCAATCGCCCGCTGTCCGACACCATCGACGGCGGCAAGTCCACCAGCGACCAGGTCACCACGGACATCGTCATGTCGGCCAAGCAGATCGGCGGGCGCCCCGCCGTGATCGTCCCGTTCTTCCCCGAAGGCACGATGATGATCACGCCGCTGGGCCAACCCAGCGTGCCCGACAGCAGCAACCTTTCGCTCTACTATCAGGAAGGCTCGCGCCGCCGATACATCAAGGATGAGCCGGAAAACATGGCTTCGCTGGTCGACTACAACTCGGTCAACGAAGGCTATGTGATCGAAAGCACCGATCACGCCGTCATGGCCGAGAACATCACGTTCGGCGACCGCCCGTAATACCGAGGGCGTCGAAGGGGGACCTGCCGTGGCCGGCGGCGCCCCGGAGCCAGCGCACCGCAGGGGAGGCCACGCGCCCCTGCGGACCACCCGCAACAGGACCAAGCCCCATGAGCAGCCCTTTTCGCCGCCACAAGCAGCGGGTGCAGGCCATCCGCGCCGGCGCCGCCCCGTCGACCGAAAGCGCGGCGCCGGCCGAACCGGACACCAGCACGGCTGAAGGCAAGGAATACGCCGCCCTGCGCGTGCTGCTCCACGACAACCTGCGCGCCCTGAAAGACATCGCCAGCCACGAGGCGCGCATCCCCAAGAAGAAGGAATTCGCGGGCGCTTTCGCTGCGTGGATCGACGGCGTTCTCGAGGCCGGGGATCAGGGTAAGGCGGCCCAGGACGAAATCCTGGTCACCAACATGCTCTGGGCGATCGACTATCGCGATTTCGACTATGCCCTTGCCTTGGCTGCCCACGCCATCCGCTTCCACCTGGTGCTGCCTGGCTTCACCCGCACGGTTGCCTGCATCGTGGCCGAGGAAATCGCCGGCATCGCCCTGGCCCAGGCCAAAGCCGTCCCGCACGAGGCGCTGCTCCGCACGCTCGAACTGGTGAACGGTGCGGATATGCCCGATCCCGTCATGGCCAAGCTCAACAAGGCCATCGGCCGCAGCTTCGCGCGCAAGGCCGATGAATTCGATCCGGCCGCCGACAATGCCCCCGCCGGTGGCAAGGCCGCCTATATCGAGGCCGCCCTCACAACGCTGTCTCGCGCCTTGGTGCTCGATCGCAACATCGGCGTGAGAAAGGAGCTCGAACGGCTCGAGCGGCAGAAAAAAGCCATGGCCGAGCAGGCCGCCACCACCTGATCCACCAATCGCCCACGGCGCTGGGGGGCGGATGGCGGGTTGTGCAGCCGCTTTGCGGTGACGCCCAGCCAACCATCCCCACCCCCCAAAACCTCAAGGAACCGTCCCATGTCCACCGGCGTCATTGCAGTCGCTGCCGCCCCTTTGGATCCCGATGGCGCGCACGTCGTGGCCGATGGCTGGTTCCCGTCTGTGCAACTCGCCACCGTGCGCGGTTCCGTTCGCCTGGGCGATGGCACGATCAGCACCGAACGCCTGGCCATGGCAATCGAAGGAGCGATGCTGCACGCTTTCCGCGAGCTGGCCGCCTGGCGCACCGCCAAGGCGACCGCTGGAGTTGCGCAACTGGAAGATGTGACCACCGACACGCTCAACGGCGCCAACGTGGCGGTCAAACTGTGGGAGCGGATCGTTACCTATTTCGCCGCTGCGGATCTCTACGCGGCCTATCGCGACATCAGCGCCACCGATCAGGGCCTCGATCGCGCCATCGAAAAGGACACCTCGGCCGATGAGGCGCGCCGCATCGCGCTGGGTGCCGTGGCCGATCTCCGCTCGATCGGCGCCGAGTCGGTGGGCCGCAACCGGGTGAGGCTCATATGAAGATCGGCGCGATGACGCCAAACGAACACGAAGTGATTGGCCATCTGGTCAATGCTTGGAACGTTTTTGTCAGCCTGCCGGTGGAGCATCCAGACGACGTGTCTGAATTTCGCCGCTCGCTGCACCATTTACAGGCGCTGATACTAATGCGTCCAGAGCGCCGAACTATGAATGAGCGGAAGGCGTGACCAGGTCCCGCACCGCCATCGCCCTCCAAGGTGAAACCGTCGACCAAGTCTGCTGGCGCGTGCTGGGCTACACCCGCACCGTGGTCGAGCAGGTGCTCGATCTCAACCCCGGCCTCGCCGCGCTCGGCCCGCGCCTCCCCGCCGGCACCGTCATCATCTTGCCCGAGGCATCGTCAGCGGCCGCCGCGCAGACCCTCGAAACCGTCAGCTTGTGGGATTGATCCATGCGCAAGATCGATAGCCTGCGCCAGGTGCTCTCCACCTCGATCGAGGATCTGTCCAAGTCCAAAGAGCGCCTGCGCGTGTGGACAGATCGCGGCACAGTGCAATGCCGGCAGACCGCCACGTTCGGTTTTGCCATGGCCTATCGCGTCAATGTCCTGTTGATGGACATGACCACCGATATCGCTTCGGTCGGCTATGTCATCTGCGCCTGGCTGCGCATCAACCAGCCCGATCTGCTGGCGCCCGGCAAGGATGCCTTCGCGCTGGATCTCGATGTGCTCGACAACGGCACGTATGACGCGCTGATCCAGATCGACCTAACCCAGAACGTCACCTGCGCCCTTAACGGGCAGGGCAAGATGCAGGTGGACTATCTGCCCGAGCCCGATCCGCTCTTCGCCGACGATCTGCCTTTCCCTGGCCTCGATGCTGTCCCGGTGCTCAAGGCGGTGTCCGTCACCGGTGACGGGCAGATAGCGCCGTTCGACCCGGCCGCCTGATGGGTGACGATGACCTGACCCGGCTCGACGAATCGTTCGGGCAGATCCTGCAGGGTCTTTCCTCGGCCGAGCGCAAACGCGCCGCCGTCAAGCTGGGCCAGGCCCTTCGCCGCAGCAACCTCAAACGCATCAGTTCGAACACCAATCCGGACGGCACGCCGTTCGAGCCGCGCAAGGCCCGCTATGATCGCAAGGGCCGGCTGCGCATGAAGGCCGGCGCCAAGATGTTTCGCGGCCTGCGCATGGCCAGGCAATGGAGGATCGATGCCGACCAGGACGGCGTGGAAATCGCGCCAGTTTCCCCGGTGGCCGCGCGCATGGGCCGCGTCAGCCAGTTCGGCGAAACCATCACCGTCGGCCGCCTGCGCAGCGGAAAGCGCATCCGCGCACGCTATCCCGAGCGCCGCCTTCTCGGCCTTTCGGACAAAGATGAAGACCTGGCGATGCTGATCGCGGCCGAAATGATGGAATTCAAAACCAATTAAATTATTGATTTTACGTATTTAATATATTTTCAACCCGACTTGGCCTTAATGAATGTCGAAATCGCCAATAATACAATACTTGCAAATATTGTAAGAATAACATACTTATTTAGATCATAAAGCCTGTCAGTTGAATGCTCTACACTTCTAATTGATTCCATGTTTTGCTCTTTTATGTTATCTATATCACGACGAAGTATTGGAATTTCCAAAGATTTTACAGGACTATTAATAATTACTTTCTCCAAATCACTCTCGCGGCGCGAGATGTCTTGGATTTTCGCCTCAAGTTTGGCGATGGCTACAGCATGGCCATCTTCGCCGTGCTTGACAGATTGTCGAGAAGTGACATCCACAAAGCGGTTCAAAGCATCTATCTGAACTCGCTGATTATCCACAACATCAATGATTTGTTTGACCTTACTGTCTGCAACCACAGCCACCATTTCTCGGTCACGATCAGATTTTATGAACATTGAAGAGCCAAAAACCAAGCCGGCAGTCGCCACTAGGCCCGCAAGAAGCGAAAGCGCCTCTTGTGCTCCTTTTACCGTGAACAATTCCAGAATCCGAGATGACATTCGTTGTCCCCTTTTTGACCAGATTTAACTGAACGACCGGCAGGTCTGAGGCAAGGACGTTGAATTGAGAAACTTCCACGACATACGCGGAGCGTGGAGGCTCTTCGTGGTCATTAAATCGGCCAGGTCGCTTAGGTAGAGCCAGCCTCTACCCGCCCAGCGCCTCCCCGCGCGCGCGAAGCCGCGCCATGCCGGGGCCATGGCTGACAGCACCACCGCGATTGACCTTTCCCAGCTCCCCGCCCCCACGGTGGTGGAGCAACTTTCCTATGAGGATATCCGCGCCGCCGCTGTGGCCAAGATGATCGAGGATCTCCCGACCTTTGACGCGACGGTGACCAGCGACCCGGCGGTCAAGGTGCTCGAGGTCTATGCCTATCGCGAGCTATTGCTGCGCCAGCAGTTCAACGAGCGCGCCAAGCAAGTCATGCTGGCCTATGCGCGCGGCAGCAATCTCGACCAGCTGGGCGCGCTGCTCAATGTCGCGCGGCTCCCTGGCGAGCAGGACGACCCCTACAAGGCGCGTATCCAGCTGGCGCCCGAAGCCTTTTCGGTGGCCGGCCCGGCCAGC